AGTTTATTAATGAAAGCAGTAAAAATGTTATAAAAGGAATATATCCTACAATTAAACCAATACAAGCTGCTAATTGGCTCATGCGTAATGCCTTTGAAGATGGCACTCCATTTTATTTTTATGAAACTGTTTTAAACGGTATCCATTTTGATTCATATAAATCATTTGTCAATAAAGATGTATATAAGTCATTTGACTATAAACCTCAAATACAAAAAAGTTTAGGCACTGAAGGTTCCTTTGATGAGATATCAAAAAGAGTTCGTAAAATTACAGGACCATTTAATATGTCTCAATTAAGTTTAGTAAGTCAAGGAGCATATAGTTCATCATTATTTACAGTTGATATAGCAACAAAAGAATTTAAAGAATCTAATTATGAATATAAAAAGGATAATTTCAAGCTGAATAAACATCAACCTTTTAATACAGATCATAAAATATTTGATCGCGAATATAGTATATTAAAGGAATCAAAGAATTATTATGTATCATTAAATTCTAAAGCATTTGAGCAAGCAAATTATCATTCACCACTTGATCAAACTCTTTTAAAAAATGAATCATATTTAAAAAATATTAACTTTAATGTATTACAAATTACAATACCTGGTGATTTTAAACTTGAAGTTGGCTCTAAAATTAATTTAGAAATAGTCAAAGCTACAACATTTGAACATTTAAGTGATCCTTCATCTATGAAAGATAAATTTTTATCAGGGATTTATTTAGTAAGCAAGATATCTCATATTTTTAATGAAGAATTTACACAAATGGTAGAAATTAAAAGAGATTCACTTGGAGTAAATATTAATGCGTAACGAAGATCAATTCATTGGTGGAGATTTTACTTGGTTTACTGCTGTTGTTGAAGATATTAACGACACTGAAAATTTAAATAGAGTTAAAGTACGATGTCATGGTTGGCATTCATCGAATACTGATTTAGTATCTACTAAAAATTTACCTTGGGCAACGGTTATGATGCCAGTAACATCAGCATCGATTCAAGGTAATGGTGGTAATCATCATTTAGAAGTAGGTTCGTGGGTCGTTGGATTCTTTAGAGATGGACCAAGTGCTCAAGATCCTATGGTAATGGGTTCAATTGCAACACAAACAAATGGTACTCAGGATATACCAACAGAATCATCAGTAGATAATAAAGTATATAAATCAAAAGCGGGCCATTTAATTGAAATTGATAATGAAGATGGTAAAGAAAGAATTAATATTAAACATAAATCTGGTTCCTACATTCTTTTTAAGGCTGATGGCCAAATAGAAATTAAATCACTTGTTAAAACAACGGTAATATAATGGCAGTGCCAAGTGTTACATTGCCAGCTTTAGAATGTCCTGACGTTTTATTACCTACACCCGCTAATCTTTCAAATCTTTTTGGTGGTTTAGCCACAATGTCATATCGTTATCCTGACGAATTAGCAGATTTAAAAGAAAAATTAGAACAAATCGAAGAAGATATATTAGATATTTACAATCCTAAGTGGGAAAAGATTGATATACCAGAAAAGAAATGGGATATTATGATGACTCGTTTAGCAGCTGAATATCCAATGTATGTACAAAAAAAGATACTTGAATTAATTAATAGTCTTTTTCCAATTGAATTTAATGTTACTATTTTAGGTATATCAATTGATATATTAGAATTTTTAGAAGATCCATCATCAATCAGAGATTCACTTGAATTGGAAGAGATTGATAGTATATATGATTTAATACCTGATGAATATAAAGTATGGGATAAGTTTGAAACAGCTGATTTTAAAAAGGAATCAGTGATTAATTATATACGATCTGAAGTTGCAAAGAAAATGAATTTATTAATGCATGGCGGGTTTACAGGTTTAATTGGTTTATTTAGTGAGATATGGGATACGCTTGGATTACCTTCAATTCCAGCATTAGAAGAACTTGATTTAGAAGCTTTAATCCGTGATAAAACAACAGAGGAATTAGAATCAATATCAATCTTTGGTTATAGTTTAAATGATTTACTTGGTGGTGAGTTTGATAATAATGTTGATATTGATGAATATAATAAAGAACGATTATTAAAACGAGCTCGTGAATTTGCTGAAGAATGGCAAACATATTTAATTAAAAAATGGATGGAAAAGGTTACAAGTTTCTTTGATGCGATTGGATTAGGTGCTTTAACTCAATGGATAACCTTTACATTCTGTGATTTTTTAACAATAATAGGATTTCCAACAACAATAGATTTACCACCTTCAATACAAACCGTTGTTGCTTCAACAAATAGCTTAACCGTTGCTGAAAGTGGCGAATAAAAGATATAAATAACTATATGGCAGGATTACTTACAGGCGATAAAAGCATATCAGGTAACTTAGAACAAGCACGTATTGTTTCTAAAAAGAAACCTTGGCGCGATTTAGATCTTTCATTAAAGATCCATCCTATACGTAAGGATATAATTCCTTTAAAAGACGATGCAGCAATAAAAAATGCTGTAAAGAATTTATTAGTCAGTAACTTTTTTGAACGTCCTTTTCAGCCAACATTAGGCGCTAATTTAAGAGGTTTATTATTTGAACCTGCAGATGCAATTACTAAATTAGATCTTAAACAAGGAATTCGTAGAGTATTAGATACTCATGAACCAAGAATTAGAGTTTTAAATATTAAAGTTCTTGACGAACCAGACAATAATTCATATAGAATTACAGTAAATTTTTTAATCAAAGAATATGATACAGCAGAAAGTGTTGAAATCATATTAAGAAGGCTCAGATAATATGGCAACAAATTTAAACGTAACAGAATTAGATTTTGCAGACATTAAGCAAAATTTAAAAAACTTTCTCAAACAACAATCAGAATTTAATGATTATGATTTTGATGGTAGTGGATTAAATGTTTTATTAGATGTGTTAGCGTATAACACTCACTATAACGCATTAAACGCTCATTATTCATTAAATGAATCCTTCCTTGATTCGGCTCAGATACGTGGTAATGTTGTTACAAGAGCAAAACTTTTAGGCTATACTCCTCGTTCAGTATTAAGCCCAAGAGGTAAAGTTGATTTAGTTGTTGATGTATCATCTGAAGTAGGTACAATCCCTACAGTATTAGAACTTACACGAGGAACTAAATTAAATACAGTTGTCGGTGGAGAAGAATTTCAATATGTAGTATTGGAAACTCAACAAGCCACATTAGTAGGAACAACATATACATTTAATGATGTAGTAGTTGCAGAAGGCACAGTAAGAGAATTAAAATATCGAGTTGATAATGATATAGAAAATCAGAAATTTCAACTTACAGATTATGATGCCGATACAAGTACATTACGTGTGCGTGTACAACAAAATGAAGAATCAAGTTCTTTCGATATTTATACTCAGTTTGAAACGCTTAAAAATATTGATTCCACATCAAAGGTTTATTATTTACAAGAAAATCCAAGTGGATACTATGAGGTATTCTTTGGTGATGGTATAACTGGTTTTAAACCTACAAATAATAATATTGTAACGATTGATTATGTTACCACAAAGGGTAAGGAATCAAATGGTGCAAATAGTTTCTCAATGGTAGATTCTATTGGTGGGTTTTCTAATATAACTGTTACATTAGATACAGCAGCCGCAGGCGGTGCCGAAGCAGAAACAATGGAATCAATACGATTCAATGCACCACTTACTTTTATTGCTCAAAATAGAGCTGTTACAGCAGATGATTACGCATCAATTATTAAAAAGGAATTTAATAATATTGATTCAATATCAACATGGGGTGGAGAAGATAATGATCCACCTGATTATGGTAGAGTTTATATTTGTATCAAACCTTTATTGGCTGATCAATTAACAACAGCAGAAAAAACAGATATTAAAGGTGTAATATTAAAAGGAAAAAATGTTGTTTCCATTACACCAGAAATTGTAGATACTAATTTTACTTATTTAGAAATTGATTGTAGCTTTAAATATAATCCAAACTTAACAGATAGAAGTTCAGTTGAATTACAATCAGTGGTAAGAGATACAATTACTGATTATAATTTTAATAACCTCAATAAATTTGATGGCGTGTTTAGGCATTCACAATTAACAAGAGCAATCGATAACTCTGATCCATCAATACTTAACACAATTATACGACCAAGAATGTTTCAAAATATTACTCCAAGTAATGTTTCAACGCTACCTAATGATT